AGACGAACCTTTTCACGTAACGTATCCAGCGTATCATCTGCACGGCAGATCACCTCTGACAGATTACAGAACTGATATGGACGCAATATAATCTCACAACATGGGTTCGTACCAAAATCTATGTTACCATCACGCCGCCCATTTGAGGCGGCTTTTTGCTGTGCGGACACACGATTAAAGATACCACGCTCACCGCTTTTACTTTCATACAGAGAAAGCCATTCTTTCATAAAGATGCCAATGTCTGGTTTCTCTGTGTAGCATACAGAGTTATTGGCAAGCGCACGTTGCTGATTGTCCACCCACCACTCGCCGCTTTTTGCCATACGCATACGGTCATCGTTTAGGTTAGACAAAGATATAAGAGCGGACCTACGAACGCCACCTACGACAACCACCTGCCCTATCTTACACATGATATCGTGGCACTCTATAGAAGTAAGCTTACGTCCTTGTGCTTTACAGAATGTTTGAATAACAAAATCAAACAACTCTTCAAGAGGCTCTGGCCCAGAGGCGCGACCACCAAATGTTTTAAGACGCTCACCAGCGGGGCGTACCTTTGATGTGTCTATTTTAGGAATACGGTTTGTATACAGTAAGGAGATAAGATCACGTAATGCTCTTGCCCATCCCTCTTTCGAGTCAGCTACGGATATAGCATCCTCTGTGTGTTCAAAATCTACATCTGGAATAGTAGGAAGTTTTTCAGTGTATTGATCCTCTACACTGAACCCTACGCCTGTGCCATTCATAAGAATATACAAAGCTTCATCAAAGGATCGTGGAGAGTCGATAGGAAGGTACGAGCAGTTGTACCCTGCAACGTGTTCACGCTTCAGTGCAGGACCAGCAGTCATCAAAGCTCTCATGGAACCCAATACTTTTAAATTAAGCATAGAGTCACGTAGCTCTGTGTATGTTTTATTAGAAACATCGTAATCGTAGTTATCAGCTAGATGTTCTTTCATAAACATCATAAAGCGATCTACAGTTTCTTCCCAAGTCTCTCGACGTTGTTCGTCATCAAGCCAACGTGAATACCTAGACATGTGTATAAATGCCTGATAGTTGGTTGGCAGGGTTACTTCATTAGATGTCATCTTCTACTTCTCCAATTAGTTTATCAAGATACCACCGTGCTTTCTTTAAATCAACATCAGGGCAACCTTTATGTTTATAACGAATAAGATACTTTAAAATATTACCTTTAAGATAACCTTTAAATTCTTCTGCTGTCATAGAGGCGCATATAATGTCAATAGCCTCTAAAGAATTAGTATTGTAATGTTGTGGGTGATTAATTTGGTCGTCCATTAGGATTTTTCTTATGCTCCATAAAATTTACAAGGTTATCAGTATCAGAATTTTCTTCTAAATCATCGTAGTAGTTTTTCATAATCATGTCAACGCCCTCATCGAACACGTACATTGGAGAGCTTGCCATGATAGAGAACAGACCATTAGCCACGACAAAGGATGTGGACTTGTTTCCTATATCAGCGTCAGCAGTGTCTTCACTGTCTGTTGTGTCAAATATCATTACTTTAAAGAAACCGTGCTTTTCAAAATCTTCTTGTGTCGTTGAGTCTTCAAGAACAATGTACACTCTACCTTTTTTTAAGTTTTTAGTTTCTTCCTCGAACTCGCTTTGATCCATTCTTTAGGTATCCTTTCTTTTGCAAATTGAAACCCATGTTGTTCGCACCAAGAAGCGTATGTCGTAGAAGACTTTCTATTTATCTTAGTAAACGGGTTCATAAAAACAAAACGTATATCAATGTCAGGATGTTGTTCTTTAATTAGCAGATGTTTTACTCTATCAGAAACATTAAAAAATCCTTTTGTCTCAACAAATAAATCAAACTCAGGCATATAAAAATCAGGAGTATAAGTCTTAATTTTAGGTTGGTAGGGAAATTTATGTTTTTCATAATCAAACACTATCCTACGTTGTTTTAAATCAGAAGCGAACCGTCTTTCAAACCTTGATTTGTATTTGTACTCCGGTGTGTCACTCATGTTCCGTATATCCTTAAACAAGATGCAAGACTTTTTCTAAAGTATTTGTAAGATCGTGGACAAAACTCTAATAACTTATCTTCTCTACATTCATCTAAATCTGACTTGACTATAACAACTACTTTGTTCTCACGCAACAGGTTTTCCACAGAACCTATATCTTCTTTTACTTTTATTCTGTTAACATCAAACTCATCATCTGTCCAGTAGGCTCCCCGCTCATCGCCGGGAGCCTTTTTCATACGCAGTCCTATACCTCTCTTATGTCTGGACAGAAAGACTGCGCCCTGACTTACTGGTTGTCTTTTATCATTATCTAAAAAGACATAATATACACCTTTGTTGATGTCTACGTCTTGTGTAGATAATATCTGTTGCATCAACAACGGCATCAAACTAACTCATTGTTGTGTGACATGACCTCACGCAGACGGTTTGTATCACTATCAAAAAACAGCGTACTACACAGTCCTGTCATGCCACTGAAACGGTTCTTAATCACACGTACCTTTGTAGTGTTACGCTCTACAGGACAGTCAGCTTGTCCATTACGTTCCAAGCCTAACACAAGATCACTTAGCTGTCCGATACTATGAGAACCGCGCAGATGGTTTAGCGATAGCTCTTTACCTTCTTCATGCGATCCATCCGACACTCTACGTAAGTGCGTAGCTATAATCATGCAGATACCTAACTCCTGCACCAGTGTACGTAATTTAGTCATACACTCGTCAATCGTGCGTCTTTCATCAAAGCCGTGTTCCTGTGAGCTAACAAGAATACTGATATGATCTAGTACGATGTACTTACACTTGAGAACCTTTGCCATGTAGCGCATACGTCCAATGATATTTTGTATGGAGTTGCTACCAAAGTGGTCAAAGAAAAAGATACGTCCACTACCTACAGTATCATCAAAAGCTTTGCGATATTCTTCTTGTGTATACTCTGTGTCTGGTAAGTGATAAGGCTTACTGCCATGTATGCCCATCAGAGCCTTTGCCGTAGTCTTTACGGACTCTTCAAGAAACATCAAGCCTATGTTCTCTTCTGTAGATGAAAACACATGATATACAAGCTCACGTAAAAAGCCACTCTTACCTATGCCTGTGCCAGCACAAACTGTGATTAGCTCACCCGGACGCATACCGTATGTATATTTGTTCAGTCCAGCATAAGGATACGTTGCGATAGACTTCTCTGGACCTTTGTTAAGTTCATCCCATAAGTCTGTACCTGACACAATACCTTCTGGAGTGTGTGTCGTAGCGTTCCACCAGTCCTGTTTAAACTGTGCTACGGCACTCTTCTCAAGATATTCGTTAGGGTCTTTGTATCGCATGTTTACAACAGAGGCTTTTGGCGCTAGTAGCTCTGCTGCTTTTCTAGCTGCTGCTTGGCCTACCTCATCGTTATCAAAACAGATACGAATGTTATCGAATTGATTTAGAAAATCATAGTTCTCATTAATGTCTTTCTCTACAGATTGTGCGCCAGACCTTATGGATACAACAGGCCACTGACTGTCAAACATCTGATAGACAGACATAGCGTCTAGCTCACCTTCGACTAACGTAATGTACTTACCACCGTTGCCAAATATCTGCTGACCAAAAAGACCACAGTCTGCAATGTTGCCCTCTGTAAAGAACTGTTTATTATTTGTTCTTATTTTGTTGGCAACATGTGAATTGTTTTTATCGTAGTAAGGGTAGATATGCTCACCCTTGTTGTTAAGTGTAACGCCGTATCGAAAACATACGTCCTTTCGTATATTTCTGTCGTTTATAGAGTCTGAGTACCCTTGAGATAGTTCAAGGTTGTTGTCAAACGGCACGATATTTTCTCCTTTGTGAGTAGTATTGCAAGAGAAGCAATGAGTACCCCCATCCACATAAACAGAAAGGGCATCGCTAGAACCACAGTCGGGGCAGGGCTGGTGTGTCTTGACATATTTTGCATTAGCTGTCACCTTTAAAATAACTCCTCTACTTTCGG